CATCTCAGATCCCAGAACCTTAAATGTCTGATTGATGTCACGAAGTGCACTTTTAAATTCCTTCTCGCCCTCAACACCAATTTTGAGCCCAAAGTTATCTGCCAAAATCACCGCCTCCTTCCTAAAACGGGCATAAAAAATACCCGGATCTCTCCGAGTATAAAAAAAGCACCTATTTTTTAGGTGCTAAAACTTATCACAATCGTTTGCTATATAATAAACAAGTAAGCGATACAGCTTTTCCTTGTAGCTCCATTTTAATTTCTTTTTCTTCTGACCTTTCAAATCCTTTGTGTTCGTAAAATTGGTAAGTACAATTATCATCTGTGTATAAATAAATCAGTTTACCTTTTTCTCGTCTGCTTAATTCTTCAAGCAGTTTTGTTCCGATTCCCTTACCGTGTATGGTAGGATCTGCTGCAAGAAAGCAAATCTCCCCATCAGGAATAGCTCTATTTAAATATTTTTGATACATCGCCTTGTTTGCTTCGTCATATATATCTGCTCCTCCTTTAACAACAACCGCCATAATTGCTTTGAACATTTTCACATAGAGTTTTCTCCAAAAAGAGGAATACTGCTTCGGTTCATTTTTCATATCAGCCATTAGAATACCCACAAGCTGATCTCCTATATATGCCGCAACTACCTGTGATGCACGTTCCAATTCCAAATACAGAAAATATCTGCCGTATAAACGAAGTGCTAGTGGGTTATCAACATATCTGTTAAAATTCATTCCTTTGATAGCAAAGTCGATAACTTTACCAAAATCTTTTCTCTGTAATTGCTTGATTTTCACTTCCATGCTTCACACCTCACTATCACTTATTTCTGCAATTTCATCTTTGATAATACCACTAAGCTTTTCTGCTGTTTCAATAAGAAATAAACAGGTATCTTCTCCCAATGAGGAGAGCACCTTTTCCTCAAATCGTTCGGTTTCTTCGAAAATCTTAGAAAAAAAGCCTCTTCCTTCTTCAGTAAAAATAACAAATTTTTCTTTCTTGTTACTCCCAGCTACGAGGGTGACGTATTGTTGTTTAATAAAATCAGATAAAATGCTATGAACAGTAGACTTCGGAAGATGTAACGTGTCACATATCTGTTTTTGCGTAATGTTTTTAGATTCCTCTAACAAATACAGCATCATTAAAGAGTTAAAAGTCAACCCATGGTTTTTTGCAATCTTCGCATAAGCTGAATCAATATTATTGAGCGACTTATTTAATCGCGACATAGTCTCTTTATAATTCATTTGATAACCTCCTCGATTTTAGTGCGAAATCGTACTATATTTAGTATAGCACGATTTCGCACCATTGTCAAGGATGTTCTAGTCAAATTCCATAGGGAATAACATCATCTATGGAAATCTCCCTTTTTTGCTTGCTCAGTCCAAGGAACTGTTTGTGACATTCCCATAAATCCATCAAAAGCCCAAGAGGTGTTAGCCATGTTTCCTCTTCAGTACGATTTAAATGGACTGTTCCGTAATATAAAAGCCGGGTAAAGAGCTCCTCCTCATTTACCCGGTTTGTGCGTTTTTTGAGTCATCTTCCGATGCAATATTTCGTTTCGTCCCTTTAAACATCGCTTCCATCAGTGCGTTTTTATATGTGGCAAGCTCCAAAGGTGAAGTAAGAAGTTCAATCTCTTCTTGAGTGAGAAGACTCTTCTTATCATTCGGATTTCGTAGGTTATAAATAAGCAAACTTTGATTGGCCATTAATGTAATCAGCCAGACAATCTCATCCAGTGCCATCTCGAAGTTTTCTGATTTCATGAGCTTTTCACCCAGGTTTTCAAGCCCACCATATCTTCCTGCAATTTCTTTTGTTGCCCTAGTCGTTAAAATAAGTTCATACTCCTGACCACTGATAGTAATCTTTGCGCTGCGTTCGTTATCCATGGAACATCCTCCTATTCTTCAGTGCCACCAGAGGCGGCAAATGTAGGTTCATATACTTCGTTGTACCATTCGGTAATAATTGATTGTGTGACTCCTTCATCACCCTCGTTAACTTCTGCTTTCCAAGGATGTCTGCCCTGACCATCCAATTTGTTCCTGCGTAGCACTGTCCCTTCAATGGTTGGAGTTGAAAAGGTAATGCTATCGCCTTTAGTAGCCAGATTAGTTGCTGGGATACCAAACTTGACACGATACAGCCAAAAATAACGATACTTTCCGTTTGCTTTTTTAGCCCTAAAGCCTACCGCAACAGGGTCACCGCCATCTTCACTGGTTGAAATAAGCACATGATTGTCATCAATGGTTGCTCCTGTAAGATCTCCTGCAGCAGTCACTCCAATATCATCAATACCAAGCGCTAATGTGCCGCTTCTAAACTCTTTAATGATTTCAGCCGCACCATCATCGGCATAAAGCGTTGCTTCAGCAAGTTCCACTGAAAGCTCTGCACTGATGGCTTTTGCCAAGGGCACCGGGGTTTCATAAGTCTCATCACCGCTTGCATCCTCGGTGATTTTTGCATAATAAAGTCTATCAAGACCAATCGTAGCCATATTTTATTCCTCCATTTCTAATTTAAATTCATAGGGTTTTGCCACATCAATGGCATAGTGGTGGTAACCAGTATCATCTTCATGCCCGATATACCTACGGTCTGTTATTGTAAAATCCGCACCCAATAGAGTGCGGACTAAATTATTTTTAATGCCTATATAGTTACCTTTTACAAATAGGGAAAGTCTAGCTTCCTGCACTTCATATTCTGGCTTGTTATCAGCATGAACCTCAAACAAATCGACAAGAGGTGTGATTACAAGATAAACATCAGGAGGCACACCAGAAAAAACACCTGTCTCTACTGGAATGCTACACATGTCTGCTATGAGATTCAAATCTTTTAAGATGCTCATATTTTATCCACCTCTTCATCAAATCGCTGTTTCATTGCTTCTATACAGGCTTTTCTTGAAGTCCTTCTTGCAGGCTTTAAAAATGGTTTTGGTGGTTGACCGGATTTCCCATACTCTATGATATTGGCTATCTTGGCATTGCTTTCACCATTTCTTCTTGGTTCTTTAAAACCCACTTTTACATTGAAATTACCGTTTCGATCAAGCTTAGCAGGGGAGACACCAAGGGAATCGACTAGTTCACCTGTAGACCGGCTTTTTTCTTTTGTTCCACTTCCAATAGTCCCTTGTAAATTTGACTTTACTGTTTCTACAACTACTTCTCCTCCTGACTCCAGTACCTTCGGTATAATTTCATCTGTCTTATCACCCAGCTTTGAAAGTTTTAGAAGAAAATCTTCCGGCATTTTAACATCTGCTTTAGCCACTTGATGCCACCACCTTTTTCGCCAAAACTTCAATATACATACCTTTTCCTTTTACATCCTCCACACTTGTGATTTCGTATCGTCCATCACTGCACGCAATGACCATCTTAGTAGACACCGGAATATCCGGTATCTTACGAAAGCAAAACAGTGCGGTGGCTTCAGAGAAGGTTGCTCTATTGGCCCATTTTTCATTTCCGTGACGATCTTCCTTATAGGCACGAACAGACGCAACAATGGTATCAGTGGGTTTACTAAAACCCTCACTGTCTTTTGCTGTTTCAACAGAAATAATATCTATAAAGGTATTCATTTTTCCAAAGCTCATACGCTACACCTTCCAATCCCGATCAAGCCTGAGCAGTAAATTTACCGTATTCCAAACCTGCTGGCCCGCCTGCACATTGTCAGCAAAAAAGCCACCCGTACTGCCATCCCGACTTTCATAGAAGTGGGATGACAGCATGATGATGGCTTGCTCCGTAGTTGGCGGCATTGCATTTTCGCTATAATGACCTTCCGGCAGATGCTGGTAACTCTCGGCATAGGAGGTTGCAGTGGTGATGTATGTCTGAAGAAGTTCATCATCACGATCATGCTCAAGAATTAGATTTGCCTTTACCTTTTCAAACAGTGTCATCACCGTCACCTTCCTTTCTCTACGGAGTATCCTCTACCATTATTCCAGTGGCTTTTAACTTGGT